CAAGCAAGGCACTGCCGCTGGTGGAAGCTTGCAGGGATTTGCCCACAGTGTAGGCCCGGCTTGCAACCGGCGCTGTAGTCGTCAGCGCCTGCTTGCCGACAGCCAGGGCGATGGTCCCGGCGGGTGCGGTGCTGGCCTGTAGTGAGCGAAGATAAGCAAGCCCGGCGGTTGCAGATGCAATGGCCGAAGTCGTTGCCTGCGCCGACTTGTTGGTCTGGCGCGTGACGCTGGCCGCCGCATTCGTGGACGCCAATACCAACTTGCCGATTGCCCGCGTCGTGCTTGCCGCTGGATTGCTCGATGCAAGGGCGAGCTTGGCGGATGCGTTCGACCGCGATGCGACGGGCGAAGTGCTGGCCTGCGCCAAGCGCGTTGACTGCCGCGCCAATGTCGCAAGCGCGCTGCTCGACGACTGGAATGTGCGCGCGGTCTGCCGGGTCAGGCTGACAACGGCTGAATTGCTGGCCTGCAACGGCTTGCCGGTGGATCTGGCAATGGATGCAACCGGCGCGGTCGACGCAAGCAGTGATCGGTTATAGGTGAGCGAAGGCGCGAGAGACGCGACGGGCGACGTCGATGCAAGCGCGGACTTGTTGTATTGCAGACCCTTCGCGAGTGATGCCGTGCCGTCCGTGACCCATGCCGAGAAGCCGCTGGGCACGGTGTAGTTGAATGCCGATGCGCCAAAGTTGGCGGTAACGTCCATTGACACGGAAGCAAGTATCAGCAGCGGATAGACTGCGGAGCCCGACAAATTGGCGATGCTGTAGCCGCCCGTTCCGGCAGCAGGATCGCCTACCCAGCCAGACGGTGTGCGAACCCAAAACAAACCCGCATCAAGGTCAATGGCCAGCGCGGCCCACGAGCCCGTGCCGGTCAAGTAGCCGGTAAAATCACGCCATCCGTTGTTTGACCATATCCAGCCAAGACCGGCGACCGGCGAGTGCCACATTGCTGTGTAATTGGTAGAATATACGTCGGTCAGGCCCTGCGAGGCCGTGCCAAAACCAATATGAAATTCTGCCGCATTGGGCAGAAATTCGTAATACCATTTGCCGGTTGTGCGCGATGTCGTGGCGCGAATATCGCTGACCACGTTGACGCTATTCGTCGCGCGAAGGTCGCCTGACGAAAGCGTCCAGTTCGGCCCAGCGTCCGACGGATTCCACGCCGGATACCCCCCACCCGTGGCGTTGATAGCCCGCGCAATCTTTCCCGTCTGCCGCACAAGCGTTGCGCTTGCGGACGTGCTGGCAAGTGCAAGCTTGGCGTTGGCGCGAGAAGTTGATGCGGTCGCCGTTGTGCTAGTGTTGGCGATCTTGCCGGTCGAGTTCACGTTCGTTGCGACGGGCGCGGTTGTGGTCGTGCAGCTCTGCGAGTTTGCCGTGCCCTCGACTATGGCTGCGAAAACCGTGGCGGTGTCCCCGACAGTCGATAAAGTTGGGTTACTTGTCTCCCCGGTAGAGGTGTTTATGCGGAACTCACCTGAGACATATTGTGCCGCCGAGTTGTTCCGGCTGCGGGCATTCGTCATCGCAGTAAAGTTGGTTGTCGGGGTGATATTTAAGCTCTGGTTGCCCTCCTTCGACAACGAGCGAATATACAGACGAGCCTGACTTCCAAGGCCAGAGAATGCCGCCGAACCGAAGCCGTTGCTGCCGTCCTGGTTCGTGTAGACATTCGAAACGTCTGGAGCCACGCGCGGCACCTTCGACGCCGCCGTTGAGAAGCACCATAGCGAGGCGCATTTGTCCGTTGCGTTGCCGCTCAGATTGATCGTGAACACTGTGCCGATCGCGTTGCCGCCGCTCGGCACAAACAGGAACATGGCCGAGCAAGTGCCGTCTGCCGCCGCGCCGCCGACCGTGTTCGTCTGCTCGCCGATCTTCGTCCATGTGCCAGTGCCGCCAGTGACGGACGTGATGTCGTTGGTATTGCCGTCTGCCGTCGATCGGTTGTCGCAGGCGACGACCAAAACGGCAAAGTGGTTCGACGCAGCGTCGATTGCGCCGGTCGTCGTGGTCAGCGTGAAGCTTGAATTGCTGGTGCTACTGACGCCAGTGCCGCGCGTTCCAACGGACGATATGGCCACGGCCTAGCCCTCGTTATTCGATCACCCAGGAACCATTTTTAAGCCAAAAGTGAATGCGATGCTGTCGCCCGAAACGACGTTGACCGCGCTAAACACCGACCGGATCAGGCAGTTGCCGCTTGAGGTTGCGTCGAACAGCCCCGCCTCAGTGATCGCCAAAGAGCCGCCAGCCGTGACCGTGCCAGTGACCTGATAGTTGTCGTTCGTGTTCGTGATCGTGGTGCGGCTCTCGGTGCCTACGGTGCGCCCGCCGGCAGTCGTCGGCGCGGCTTCGGTCTGCAATGCAGTGTCGCCCACAGCCGCCGCGTTTGTGCCGGTGCCCCAGCCGATGTTCTTCGGCGCGGTGCCTGCCTGGATGATGCGGTTCGTGATGATCGCAGCGCCGGCATTGGTGAAAACGGTTGCCATAGGTTAGCCCTCGATGGTGAGCGTGATGGTGTTGCCGGGAACGAACAGCGCGCGGGCTTCGTCCAGGTCGTCGATCAGCCGGAACGTGTGCGACATCGTGCCGTCAGTGCTGACGACCTCGGCGACGATACCCTGCACAGTCACATCGCGCGGCGTTCCATTGACGTCGGCAGTCACTGCGAACGGCGATTCGGATACGGAAAAGACGGTGTATTCGAGCCTCATAGGTCGAGTTCCTTCACTTGGGCGGCAGCGCCGCCGCATTCGGGGCATGTGTCAGGCGGCATCGGCGGGTCGTAGGCCAACGGGTGTTTGCTGTGACAGGATGGACAGCGCGGCATGATCACCGCACTGAACTCGACCTCTGCCTGCAAGTTGACCGGCGCGACTTCCATCATGCAGCCGCCTTCTTGCGCGGCTTGGAACCGCCTTTGCGACCGTCCCCGTCGTGATCAAGCGGGTCAACGTCGAAGCGTTCATGCACGGCAGGGTCGAACGGATAGACCCAATGCCAGCCCTTGCCACCCTCACGCTTGGCGCGGACTGCGAGCGGATTGGTCGGGTGCGTCATCATGCCGCATCCCCAACCTTGACCCATATAGGCGCCGCGGTCGTGCCGTCGTTGCGGTAGACGTCGCTGTTCGTCGTATCGACACAGAGCGCGCCCGGCGAAACGATGCCGATGCCGGTTCCCGCGCCGCCGGTCATGGCCGAAGCGGAAAGCGCCGTCACAACGCCGGAGCCATCGTCCGCGCTGCCAGTGTCGGCTGTGTTGATCGCCACGGTGACGAGCTGGTTCGCGGTAACGTGCGCCTCGATTGCCGCCTTGACCTGTGCAGCGGTCGAAGTGATCGAGCCGCCGCCATTCGTCGCCAGCGAAACCGTGATGGCCTGGCGGAACACCGAAACCGCAAGCGACTGGCTGTTCGCGCCGGGGTCCACATAGGCAACCGAGATCGAATTTCCCTCGGTGCCGTAGGCCCGCGCGGTGAACGTCAGCGCGTTGTCATCGCCGGTCGGATTGCGCGAAAGCGTGGCCTGCGCAGCATTGACCGGAGCGCCGGCATTCGAAGTCAGCAGCGCGCGAACTGACGTGGTGTCGGCGGCGGTCGCAACTGTCGCGTCACCGTCCACCGTGAACACGCGATCGACGCGATAAGGCCCGACGGTGACTGCGCTGCGGGTGAAGAAGCTGTCGCTGTCCGAATAGACATGGACGCGCCCCTCGTTCGCGGTGGCGGTCAGCGTGTAACCGGCCTTGAGTGTGTATTTCGTGCCCATACCGAGCCCCTTGAAAGTGGGGCGGAACCTAAGTCCCGCCCCGTTTCATCAGCCCATGACGGTGGCGATATGGGCGGACTTCCAGCCCTTGACGCCGTAGACGCAGCGGACTTCGATCATCCGCTTGCGGTAGCCCTTGTAGCTGGCGATCTCGTAGACGAGGCCCGACCAGGGGTCCTGGACAAGCATCACGTCGTCAGCAGCGTCACCGCCGTCAGGCATGGCGGGCGGGCGGATAGCCAGCTCGATCGCCGAACGGTGGAACGCGACGTTCGGCGTGTAGCTCGAACCGATCGTGATCTCGTTGGCGTCCACGCCCGCGATGAGCAGGCCGGGGTCGCCGATCACGATGTCGCCGGAAGTCGCGGTAAGGCCGGTGTTCACGACATATTTGTTCGTGGAGTCGCCGGCATGGGTGATCACGTCGCCAGCCTTGAAGCCGGTCGTGTTGACCGTGCCGCCTTCCAGCGAAAGCGTGGTCTGGCCGATAGCCTCGCCTGCGGTCACGAAGTCGTAGCCGGTGCCGGCGCCCGCGGTGTGAGCGACGATCTGGCCCGACTCCTTGATCATCATGCCCTGGAGGTCGAGCAGCGTGCCCTGGCGCAGCAGTTCAGTGCCGCCAGCCTCGTTGGCCTTCTGGAGGTTGGCAAGGTTGCGCAGGTTCGTGCCGGCGGCAGTGTTCATCACCAGGCTAATCTGGCCGTCCGTTACCGGGCAGCCGTTGTCGGCGAGGATCTGGCGGGCCGAGGCGATCAGGTTGTGGTTCGACGAGAACGGCGTCGAGCCAGCGGTGCCGACAGCGCGCGAGGCGTTCTGGTAGGCCGCGACGAACAGGTTGTATTCGATCTTGTTGGCGATGGAACGCATCGCCTGCTTGATCTGGTCGCCGTAGATCGTCGAGAAGCCCGAGCCGTTGTTAACGTGCTTCACGTCTTCGCCGGTCCACGGGATCTGCACCGACGCATACTTGTTCAGCGTCAGCGTCTTGGTGTCGACGGTCTGGTCGGTGCCCTCGGGGATCGTCATCGACGGGGTGTCGGTTTCGTTCACCGTCTGGGCGCGGGTGAAGTGGCTGCGCACGGTATCGCCAGCGGCAGCGCGTTCGGCGCCGCTGTTGATCGTGACGGACGGGATGAAGCCAACGAGTTCACGGCCAACCATGTCGGCGGCGATGTAGATGTCGGCTGCGAGATTGGTGAGGGTATTCGCCATGTGGGCGCACTCCGGTTGCGTTGTCTGGGAAACCGCAGCAGGCGCAGCCTGATGTTGCGGGGTCCGGCGCAGCCGGTATTCTGAACGGGCGCAGCCCTATCAGCGGGGCACTTCATACCATACGAAGCGCCCCGCGATACTTGGCGTTAAACAGGCTCGACGACCTTACCGCCTTCCTTGGCGAAAGTGGTCTTCTCGACCGGCTGCATGGCGTCGAACTGCGCGCGGGTGACGGTCTTCGCGCCTGCCGGTGCCTGCGTTCCGCCCGGTGCGCCGCCGCCGCTGTTGACCGGCGCGGAGACGAAGTGCTTACCCTCGTCGCCGCCCGCCCATTCCTTGACGTAATCGGCCAGCGCCTTGTCGCCGACCTTGGCAATACGGGTGTCGCCATCCGCCGCAACCTGGACGCCGCTCGCCAGCATTGCCATCGCCGCCTTCTGGTGGACGGCGTTCGTCACGCCATTTGCCGCCAGAGCCTCGCGCAAGCCGTTCTCGACGAGCAGGCGATGCGTAAAGCCGCTTTCCGCCTCAAGCGCCTTGGCAGCCTTCTCTGCCGCCACCTTGGCGTCCTTCGCCTCCTTCTGTGCGGCGGCGAGTGCTGCCTCGGCCTTGTCGGCGCGGTCTTCGGCGGCGGCGAGGTCTTCCGGCTTGATCTCCTGCGTCTTGCGCGCCTTGCGCAGATCGGCGACCAGTTCGGCGTTCTTGCTTTCCAGCTTGTCGATGCTTTCCTGCATCTTCGCAACGGCGGCGTCGATGTCCGCCTGCGTCAGGGTTTTTTCTTCACTCATTTCGTCTCTCCTAGCGGGCTGCCAATTCGTCCAGGGTCAGCGGGCGCCCGGTCCCGCTCACCAAATCTCTGAGGGTAAGTCGCCCCGCCTGGAACATCGCCACGCGCTTCTTGCCGAGTATCTCCTCGGCAACGGTGGGGTTGCGGTTCAGGAAGCCCGCCATGGTCAGGTCGCCCTTCTGCACGCCGTAGGGGCTGGCGCGCGTGGCTGTGGCGGCGAGTTGTTCGTCAAGGCCGGTCATGCCCATGAGGTCGTTCAGCGACTTGGGCACAGGGCTGGCAACGCAGCGGCATGACCAGTGCAATGGCGGCGGGCCCGGCCATTCCAGCGTGTTGTCATCCAGCCCGTTCGCGTCGAAGTCCCAGGCCATGCCGTCCAGCGCGGCGCAGCGAAGGCATGTGTGGCTGTCGAGCGTGGCTACCCAGCGAATACCGCGGGCGTGCTTGAAGTTCTTGCGGTAGGCAGCCATCCGCGCATTGTTCGCGGCGGTCATGACCGAGCTATGCACCAGCGTCCGCGCATTGCGGCGGCTCATGTCCATGAACCCGTTCGGCCCGGCGATGCGCGCGACAATGCGCTCTTGCGTCTCGCCGTTGACCACGCCTTGCCGAACCGCGCCGGCAAACTTGAACGCGGTGTCTTCGGCCTGCTTGTCCCACCATGCGCTTGTCGGCGCACCGTCGATCAGCACTTCCTTTGCCAGCGATGCAAGCCGCTCGGCACTCGGCGCCTGCGCATCGCCAAACGCCTGTTGCAGCGTAGCAACGGTCTGATCGGCGACCAGGACGGTGAGGCCGTGCGTGTCCACCACTTGCCCGGCGGCGGTGTAGCGCGCGTCGATCGCCTTCGTGGCCTCGGCAATCAGCCCGTCGATCTCGCGCTTCTTCGCCTCGGGGATGTTGTGGCTGGCGGCGAGCTGGCGAAGTTCGCGCTCGAGGTCGGCCATGATGCGTTCGGCCTCCGCCTCGTCGTTCGCGGACAGCCGTTGCAATTGCAGGGCCTGCGCGATGATCAGGTCGATGAGGTCCATCTCGCTCATGTGATGTCGGCCTGAATTGCGCCCTTGTAGCGCGTCACAACCCAGAAGCCCTCTCGCCGCATGAGTTGCCCGCAGTCGTCATGGGCGATCACTTCCACCCAGCCAGCGTCCGCATCATAGGCGATCACGTTGCGCAGCATGTCGCCATCGCAGAACACCCGCACCCGCCCACAGCACGGATGGATGGGAAACCCATGCTCACCGTTCGCGGACAACTGGCGGGGCGCGGCGGTCATGCGGCGGCGGGCGGTGCTATGGGAGCAACCGGCCCCGGCTTGGGCATCGGCGGCGCGGCATCAATCTCGGTCTGATGCTCGTCCAGCGTCTTCGTCGCGTCGATCAGGTCGCCGCGCTGGAACAGGTCAAACAGTTCCGCCTCGGACAAGCCGCCGCCCTGCCATGCACCCATCAGCGACGTGACTTGCTGCGCGTCCAGCATGACCGGCAGGAACTCACGGTTGATCTCGTATTTGCACTCTCCCGCCGCACCAACCCAGCGCGCCATGACGCCGAGCGCCCATTCCATCGCCTTGCTGACGCCGATCACGATGTCGGCCAGGATTGAGTTTTCGCCCTGCCGCTTGATCTGGGTTGCACCGAGCGTTTCGGCCTGCTTGCTTTCGTCGGCGATCATCCGCGCGCCCAGCACGGCCATGCGCCGTTCGAGCGATGCCAACGCCCGTTCGATCGCGCTAAGGCCCGAGCCCTTGAACTCGATGTATTCGCCCTTTGCGTTCGGATCGTTCGACGTGATCGCAGCCGAGCCGCCGATGTAGAACGCGGGCGCTCCCGGTTCCTGTTGCACGCCCGCCAGGAACAGCGTCGGCAGGCCCGCGAAGTGCAGGCCGTGGCGATAGTCGCTGTTGACCTGGTAGTGCGCAATGTTGGCGTCAACGAGGTCGATCAGCGGCGGCTCATCCGGTTCATCGCCCTTGCCGTCCATGCCGACCATGACGAACGGAATCTCGCCCATCGGCTTGCCGTTCATCAGCGGGTAGAACGGCCCGGACACCAACACGTCCTTGCCGTCGCGCACGGCGAACACGCGCTGCCGGTAATGGCCTGCCTCGTCGAGGTCGAGGACGCGGTATTGTTCCTCGGTCTTGTCCTCGAACTCGTCCTTCGGTGTGCGCGCTTCTTCGCCCAGCACGACCATCGACAGCATGTGCCGGTTGCCGATCGTCTTGTGCTTCCAATTGCGGATGCTTTCGGCGGGGTAGAACTTGACCGTCGGGCGCATCCCCAATTCCTGCGCGGCCTTGATCGACAGCGGCGCCACGTTCGCGGGCAAGGCGGGGTGATCGACCAGCAAGCCGCAGCGTCCGACTTCGAGCACTTCCTCGGTCACTGTCTTTGCCAGCGTGTCCAGCGAGCATCCGGCAAGGTCGATGTCTGTGAGGAACGGCTCGATTGCGGCGGGCACGTCGATGACCGGCGGCTTGCGGAATGCCATGCCGGTGAAGCCCGCGATCGTGCGCCATGTCGCGTTGTAGAAGTCCGACCGATGGACGCGCGCACGGTAGCTTTCGTCATCCTCGCCGGTCAGTTTTGGTAGGTAGCGTTGGCCCGCCTGTTGCACTTCGTCCTGGCCGCAGACCACATCGCGGCAACGCTTCCAGAGCGGCGCATACTCGCGGTATTCCTCGTGGAGATAGGCAACGCCCATTAGAAACCCCCTATGCGAATTGTGCGCAGCGACCGATCGACGACCGGGAAGCGATACGCCATGAAGTATCCCGCCGCGTCGTTCACATGGTCATGGCCGGTTGTCTTGTCCGGCTCGCCGTTCTTGTCATACGCCTGCTTTTCCAGCGCCTCGACGAAGACCGGGCAGCGGTCGGTGTTCACCAGCAAGCGCCTATTGCCCTCGCTGTGGATCATCTGGTTCATGCACAGCACGCGGTCTTTCACCGCCGGGTTTGCCGCGTTGGCAAGCACAGTGAAGCGCGCCGCCCGAAGCAGCGCGATGTCGCTTTCGCTGGCGTTGTTCGACCGCCTACCCCCGCCGCTTGCGTCGGGGTAAACCATCACCGAATGCCCGACGTAGCGCGACTTGATCACGGCGATCATGGCGGGCGTGTCAAGCAGGCCGGTGAGTTCGTCGACGGCGTGGGGTTGCCCATTGCGCAGGACGAAGACGACCGCCGCCATTTGCCCGACGTTGAAGTCCATGCCGATGTGCAGCGGCTCGCTGGTCTGGATCGTTTCGGTCGTGGCGTTCAGCGCGCGGTCGAACTCGGGGTAAACGCTGCCGGCGGTGAGGTTCACGAACTCGCCGAGCAAATAAGCCTGGAGCAAGTTCGCCGGGTAGCTGGTTTCGAGCGTCTGGATATAGCCAGGCGGGAGGTTGGCCGCGTTGCTGTAGGTGCTCGCCTTGATCAGCCGGTAGCCTTGCGCCGGGTTCTTCTTCCAGCGGTCGTAGACG